TTGCTGGTAAAGAGTATGATTATGTTGGGGAAGAAAGAGTTAATTACAAAGAAGTCGCTCAAGCAATCGCCGATGGTAAGATAGTGGGTTGGTTTCAAGGTAAATCAGAAAGTGGTAATCGAGCATTAGGTAATAGAAGTATATTAGCAGACCCTCGTAATCCTTTTATTAAAGATATCATCAATAACACAATTAAAATGAGAGAAGACTTTAGACCATTCGCACCTGCTGTATTAGAAGAACATTACAAAGAATACTTTAATACAAATAGTCCTAGTCCTTATATGAGTAGAATATGTAAAGTTAAAAAAGATACTGTACAAGGTATAACTCATATAGATAACACTGCTAGAATACAAACTGTTAATCAAAAGTTTAATGGTAAATTCTATAATATAATAAATGAGTTTTATAAGATTACTGGTGTGCCTATGTTATTGAACACAAGTTTTAATTGTCAGGAACCTATTGTAGAAACACCTGAACATGCTATAAGAACATTTAAAAGAACAGCATTAGACCTGTTAATAATTAACGATTGGATAATTAGAAAATGAAACATTTTGATTTATTAGAAACAAAAAGAAAACATGTAAAAACTTATAGTGATAAAGTTCCTGAAAAAGAATTGATAGAAAGATCATTATGGAAAGCATGGAAAACATCACCATCTAAAAATAATGCAATGGCATATCAGGCACTTGTGTGGGGACCAGAAAAAGAAATACATAAAGATGCAATACATAGTTTAGTTGTGAAGTGTCATGCAGATGTTGAAGATAAAGCAGTTAAAGATGGACAATCAACAAAAACTCAAGGCGCAAAACTAGGTAACTATGAAAATCCATATTATAGACATATAAAGGAAAATCCATATCTAATAACAATACACAGCAGACTTTCCACACCAAATGAATACTACAAAAAACAAGTTGAAACAGGACATTTTTATGATCAAGGATCCAAAGATCATATTGAACAAATAATTGATAGTGTTGCTGTTGAAGTTGGTATATTTGTTGCTAACTTAACAAATTATTTACTAGAAGAAGGATTAGATATTTCTTACAACTCTTGTTTTAAGAGAAGACCTGAAGATTGGCATAAAGTGGGACTAAATATGATTGACACTAGACCTATTGTTATGATAAGTTGTGGATATGCTGAAAGATATAGACGTGAAGATTTAAAACATTTAAAAGTTGAACATGAAGACATAAAACCGAAGATAGAGGATATAGTAAAATGGATATAAATGAAATACTAGAAGAAATATTTACTAAAGATATTGATAAAATAATATCAAAACAAGAATTAATAGGTATAAGATTAAGTGGAGGAATAGATTCAGCATTCATGTGTTACTTAACAATGCAAAAATATCCTCACATAAAATTACTACCTATCACAATGTATAATAAATTAAAACCAGCAGCTCAAAAATCTGTTGCTAGAGTTTTAAATACTTTGAAAATATTAAATCCAAATTCAAACCTTTTAGACAATACGGAAACAGCATTTTTTGATACATCTGGATTTGTTAAAACAGAAAAAATGATTGAAGATTTTGAAAAATATGGAATAAAATATAATCCTAAAGATGTCTTTCAGAGAAAATGGTTTTATAGTTTATGGCCAAAATATCCAAATATGAATATGTATTTTTCAGGTGAAACTTTAAACCCACCCATAGAAGAACAACCTAAGATAATTACTGGTGAAAACAGAAAGTTTCCAAAAGACAGAAACGTTAAAAGAGAAAAATTATATTCTATAACTAAAAACAAACATTACGGTAGTTTTAAATATGAATTTAGACCTTTTCGTAATAAGAATAAAAAAGAAATAGCTAAATGGGTAAAAGATTTAGGTCTTTTCAATACATTATTTAAGGTTAGTGAAACTTGTGAAACTGAAATAGAAATGTATGGAGAATATGCAAAACCAGATTTCTTTAATTTAACTTATAAAGAACCCGGAGTAGAAGCTTGTATGAGATGTTGGCCATGTAGAGAGAAATATTGGGCATATGGATGCTATGATTTTATGAAAGAAGAAACAGATGATAGATATAAAATTATTTAAAAACATAATGGCAGAGGCCAGACATAATGATGATCTTTTGGATTCATATAGTCCTAATCAATTTAAAACTAAAGAAAAATTAGTAAGTATGATATATAACCATATTGATATAAATTCTAATAGTGAAATAGTTATTTTTGGTGGTTGGTATGGTAGTATATTAATACCAATGTTTAAAGATGTTAAAAAAATTACTTTGATTGATAAAGATGAGAATGTAATTAATATTGCTCGTAATAGATTATTCAGTCATTATAAGAATGTTGAATTTAGAGTACAAGATGTATTTGAATATAACAAATTAAATCAGTATAGAACAGCTGATCTTTTTATAAACACTTCTTGCGAACATATGCCATCTATGAAAGATTGGCCACTGTGGGATTGGATATTATATAAAAACAATCCATACTTTGCCTTTACTTCAAATAACATGACGGATATAGAAGGACATGTTAATTGTATTAATAGTATAGAAGAATTTGAAAAACAATTACCAGTTACATCAAAGGTCTTAGATAAAAATGAAGTTACAGATGAAAGAGGAACAAGATTTTTATTGGTGGGTAAGATATGAAAAGAGTAATATACAGTTTGTATGTTGACGTGCCAGCAAAAGAACATTATGGTAATTCTAAAATAAGACATGATACAACTGAAAAGGCTAACATAACTGTTAATGCTTTTAAAAAACATTACAAAAAATTAGTTGAAGTTAAAAAGATATATGCTGAAAATATAGATGTAGATTTTATAATGTTTGAGTATGACGAACAATACAAAACATTTGAACAAAACTTCTTAAAAGACTTTCCTATGTTTACTGGTTATGAAGTTATTAACTTCTATAAAATACACTTACTTAATGAACTATCAAAGACTTATGATGAAATATTATACCTAGACTTTGATGTAATACCATTAACAGATGAGTCTTTCTTTGATGTATGGGATTTGTCTAAAGGTATTTGTGTATATAATAATAACAGTCATGTAATTAGAAAAATGGAAGTAAGTCATAGTATTAGAAGTCCGTCAGCAAAATATTTTAATTGCCATGCTATGCTTTTAGAAAATGGTTTAAATCCTAAAAATGATGTTATCAACACAGGTATTATTGGTGCCAGAAAAGAAGATATTATAAAATTAGATTTCTTTGGTGGTTTTAAAGACACGATTGACCTAATGACAGAATTAAGAAAAGACACTAGTGGGTTATATTCACAAAACATTATTGATATGTTTAGATATGATAACGAAACTATCTTCTCATATAAGAAACAAATAAACAATGTACCTATTCAATGGTTAGATGATGAGTGGCATTACTTCCTAGATATACAAAAATTTATACCTAAAAATATTAAGTTAGTACATTGTATTTGTAAAGACTTTGATTTAGTTTGGAGAAGATATGCTTAAAATATGTACTGTATATTTCAAAGGTTTCTACACACCCGACTATGTAAGTAAATTATATAGAAGTCTAAAGAGAAACAGTACAGTGCCTTTTGAGTTTATATGTTTAAGTGATACTAATGATATCGAGGCAGATGTTATATTACCTTACAACCATCATAGTGATATAAAGAAACACTGGCATAAGTTAAAGTTTTTTAGTCCTCAATTTGGAGGTCAAAAACCAGGTGACGATATTATCATAATGGATATAGATCAAGTTATTACAAATAATGTTGATAAAATATTGTCATGGCAAGTAAAAGATAAAGAATTATTAACATATGATTCTTGGTGGAACAACAAACCTAATTCATTTGCGAAAAAAGATCCATTACCTATTAATGGAGGTTTCTATAAGTTTAAATCAGGTAGTCTAAAAAGTATATGGGACGACTTCTCATTAAATCCTAATTATTGGCAGTTGCATTATTATAATAATGGAGATGTACATTACAAGTATTATGGAGAACAAAATTATGTTAATTGGAAATTAGAAGAATATAATTTTAAAATATCTAAACTACCAGGACAATGGTTAATTAAATATACTGATAACACTAAAGAAATGGTGGAGTTAAATATGATGTATTCTAAAAGATTTAACACAGATTATATGTTATTAGATGATGTTAATGAAAGTGTAAAGATGGTTCATTTTTTAGGAATAAATAAAGATATGCACACAATTGAAAATAGTATAACTAAAAAGTATTGGAAATAATGAAAGATAATAAAAGTTTTAAAGATAAAAGTATGACGGCTGTTGCGAACAGTAGTCCAGGTAATGTAGATACTTCAGATTGGTTTTCGAAGTTATCAAGTCAAGGTGAAGATCGTAAAAAAGATCCAAACTCTCTTATGAATAGAGCAAAAAACAAAGATAGTTGGTTTTGTGTACACCCTTTTGCTGAAATGTTTGTGGAACTAGATGGTTCATATAAAGCATGTTGTTTAGCAGGTAAAAGTGATAAACATAATATAAACAATACGTCAATAAAATCATGGATGGAAGATAGTGATTACCTGAATAATTTAAGAAAAGAAATGTTAGACCCCTCAAAAGGTACTAAAGCTATAAACAAACATTGTATAAGATGTATTAGTGATGAAAAAAGATATGGTAAATCAAGAAGAACACATCATATGTGGAGAGAGTCAAACACTAAAGGACGTTGGGACGCCATAGAAAGAAATGTAAGAATGTTTGAAAAAACAGGTATGTGGACTTTTGATGAAAGAATAATGCAGATACAACTAAAGTCTTTTGGTATCGAATGTAATTTAGATTGTCATATGTGTAACCATGACAGTTCATCTATGCGTATTGATATGATGAATAAACATAATGTTTATAGTGAAAAAATGTTCGGTTCAATGAAAAAAACAAATCATAAAATTAAACTTGTTGAAGATAATTTAAACAAAATAGATAAGAAAGATGTAACTGAACAAATAAAACAATTAGCACCATACTTAAATAGTATAAAAATTATTGGTGGTGAACCATTAATAATGAAAAAATATTTTGATTTTTTAAGTGAAATTGTAAAGACAGGTGAAGCACCAAACATTACAGTTAAGTTTCAAACTAATCTTACAAAATTAGGAGATGGTAAACATAAATTTATAGACTTTATTCCTAAATTTAAACAAACATCATTTACTGCTTCTATTGACGGAGTAGACCAATATGCTGAATATTTAAGAAGAAGATCAAACTGGAAAGAAATAGAAGAAAATATAAATCTATTAAACTCTGATAAATATAAAGGTAAAGCATTTGTAGATGTCAATTCTGTTGTTACATGTTTTAGTGTAATACATTTTGATAAAGTTATCAAACATTGTAAAGAAAATCCTGGAATAAGAAGTGCTGGTTGGTTGATGATTGAAAGACCTAAATCATTAAGAGTAAATAACTTACCTAAAAAATTAAAAGATCAACTTATACCTAAATATGAGGGTTGGCCTGATATACAAGCTGCTTTACGAATGCCGGAAGAACCTGATAATGATTTCCAAGACACTTTGAACTACATGTTACAACAAGATAAAGCATACAAAGGAACTAAATGGGAAATGAATCTTTTTGATGTATTTCCAGAATTAAAGGAATATTACAATGGTTGATACAGAAAAAGAAAAGAAACTAATAAAACAAATACAAAAATGCCAAAGAAATTGGGATTATTCAAAAACAATACCTCAGGCACATATTGATTACCTTTTATGGGTGGCTAAAAATGCACCTTCTAAACAACACGAAGCTTATTATGATATATACTATTCACATGATAGAAAAACTATAAAAGAACTTTATAATTGGACATGGGGTAATACTTATGGTGGAGAATTTAATAATAAACCACCATCAGCATGGAGAAATAGTCAAATGAATGCCAATTTTTTTATGTTATTTGTTATAAAGCATCCACCAACCTTTAATAATTCTATGGTTGATGGAAGTACAGTTAAAGGAGGTCACCCTCCAAGATGGGATAATGGACTAGTTGCCGTAGGTACCGCATTAGGTTTGACTATGAGAGCAGCTGCTGAATTAGGATATTATACTGGTTGTAATAAGAATAATAGTAATGGTCCAGATTGTGATTTTTATTGGGAGAAAAAATTAGGTATATATGAAGATGTGCACGTACATAAAACAAAACAAATGTTGTATGGATTAGGAATAGGATTTCCACAAGAAGGAAAACCTAGAAATGAATCAGATGATTACGAATTAGTTATTGGAGCTGCTAACGGACACAATCTATCTTTAGAGGATAAAGGAGAAGAAAGAGATATTAGAGGTTGGAAATATAGACAAGTTAAAATGGTCGATATAAGATATTCAGATAAAGCAGTTGATCCTTATGGAAATGTACATGAACTTCCTGAAAAAAATTTAGCACATCTAAACTCACACCATTTCCGTGATATAAAAGTTATTGAGATTAAATGAGAATAATTTGTTGTAAATTTGGTAACAAGTTTAATCAATGGCATGTTGATAATCTTAAACATATGATAGACAATTACTCTGGTCTAAAGTATGATAGTTTTGAGGTTATAGAAGATGACATATATGGTAATTGGTTTAATAAGTTTCAAATGTACGATAGGTTTAGAGATGGTGAAAATTTATATTTTGATTTAGATATGATTATCTATGATACATTACCTAATCTAATTAGAAAAAACTTTACACTACTAAACGACACATGGTGGAGAGAGACTGCTCATACACCTTTAAACTCGTCTATTGTATCATGGACAGGAGATGTATCATACATATGGGATAAGTTTAAGAAAGACGATTTAAATTATATTAAAACTTATACTAGAGGAAGTGATGAATGGTATTACAAAAATATTAAATACGAAACATACGATAAAGTATGTCCTTCAATTAAAGATTACCTCTATCAAAAACCGCCACAATTTAATGTTTGTACATTAGGTCAAATGCACCATTTACAAGAAAAAGGTTGGTCTGGTTGGTATAGTGATTATTTCTTACAAAACAGTCAATTCTAAATCGCTAAACTCTTTACAAATTTCTATACCTAAACAATTGTACGCTCTCATATGTTTATAGAGTTGAGCAACTCCTAATATATTTCTTTCAAAGTCATTTATACCTTTATGTTCATATTCAGCACACATAGGCAAATATATCTTTGTTTTATAACCTTTCATAGTCCAGAAATACGCTCCTAAACTTTCTTTTTTAAACACACAACCTGAAGTGTTGGTGCCTGTTATAATAACTTGATCTATATTTTTAGGTATTTCATCAACCCAGGTAAAGCCATTATATACAGCCATACTCTTTAACTCTTGTAATCTTAAATCTTTAGGGTCAATATAATTAGTGTAAAATGATGTTTGTTTTCTATCTATATGTGATGATGATATAATTTCAGTAAGATAAGAATATCTTAAACTATCGTTATATTTATCTGTGGTCAAATTAGGGTGACCATAGAAATCAATCAATATAATTAGTGTCTTCACTTACCCTTGATAATATTTAAAGCTGTTATAATAGTGTCTATTTTATTTTTAGCTTGCCTTAATTTTTTTTTACCTTCAATGTCGTCAGATTCACTAATAGATTTTTCTTCAAATAAAGCTAACTTTAAAGCAAAATTATGATCTACATTATCGACATCTCGTAATAAAGATTTTATAACAGCAGGATAAAATTTTGTATCTAGTTTATGAATATCTTCATCAAGCACAAGACCAGATTCTTTAACAAATTTCATTGCTTGTTCTTTATATAATTGATGTTGAGTTTTGTTTTTTTCGTGTGTAGACTCATGTAATTGATCAAGTGACATAAATTTATTAAGCGCTTGATATTGAGGGTTTTCTTCTTTGAATGGTATGATAGTAGTAAATACAGACTTCTTATCTTCCGTTGTTGTTTGTATTTCTATATTCA